GAATGCCGTCTTGATGCCTTGGCTGTTGCCGTCAATGAATGAGATGCCGCCAGGCAATGTCTCGATGTCGCGGTTCTTCATGCTCGATGGCACCACAAGCGGCGGCTTGGTCTGGTAGTCAATACCTTGGGCCTTGCGTAGCTGCTCATGCTGCAATTGCTTGATGTCGCCCAGAGCTTCCATGCCAGGGCTGTTGCCGTATATGTCACCGCCAACCACATTCCATCGAGGCACGATGCCAGGGAACTCTTCAAACCCGCTCTCGCGTAGGTACTGGTTCTTCTCTGCCGCAAGCTCAAAGTAGCAGCTTTGATAGGCCATGTTTTTAGAATCGCGCTTCCTCGGATCTCTGTCTGTACGCGGTTCAATGGCGTGAATGATTGGCACCCATGAGTCCAGGCTTCCACGGTCGTACAAGTTCTTGACTGTGTGCGACACATTCTCAATACCAAACTCGGTGACTATCTCGCTGACAGTCTTTTCAAACTCTCGATAGATGGTGTCAACGCGCCCTTGGTAGTTGGTAGCAATGGCGTATTCGCCAATGGTTGCTGGGTATTGATGGATGATGGTTTTGAAATCAGGCAAGATGATTGCAGCGCCTGTACCAAAAGCACCAAGCTCTTCGTACATCCCGTGCAACGTGCGATAGGTATTCGATCTCTGGAACACCAGTTGCATTTTGTTGGTCACATCGTCCAGCCAGATCTTGACTGGGTAGTAGTTGTTCAGCGATGGGTCTGAGGTACCCAGACGAAACCAAGGGCGTGCCGGTGAGGTTGCCCCCGCCATCATGCCTGCGCCCAATGTTCGCAGCGCCCTGGTTCCCGTGTTGTCGTAGATGCTGTTGTGGCGGCGCATTCCTTTGTTTCGATCCTGGGTAAAGTAGCGCCCATTCCTCGGCAGCAAGTAGGTTGTGACCTCTTGCCAATGCGACCACCAGGTTGCCCGTTCAGACTTTAGCTGGCCCCATCGCGTGTGCAATTTATCCCGCGCAGGACTCTTCGGATTTGACGCTCCATCGCTTGGATAATTTGCCATCGATTAGCCTCCCAAAAGACTGTTCTTGGCGAGTGCAAGTTGGTTTGGATCAACGCCTTGTGGGCCGGTAAGCATGGTGCCGCTATAACCAGACTTAGATGCTGATGCCAGCAATGCGCTGGTGTCAGGTGCTTTGCTGTTAGCTTTGTTCATAGCCACTTGGCTCATCTCTGCTTGCGCCTGAGTTGCTCGCACATTGTCTGCTTGAACATTCTTCTGGTTTTGCAATTGCTGCTCACCAGCCTCTTGCGCTTTTTTGCCTTGCTCATACTGCATATTTAATGCTGATGTGCCAAGGCCAATTGCGGCTGCTGTTCCTACTCCAATTGCGTATGCTGTACCGGCTGTTGCCGCATAAGCACCGGCTCCTACTGCTGCTGCTGTGACTGCTCCTGACATGGTCATTCTCCTGTGATGTTGATGAAATTCTTTGCGTCTAAGTTTCTGCTCATAAGCAAAGATGCTTCCTCTGTAAATTCATCTTCTGCCTCTTCAATCGTTGTAGCGGCGGTCGCAAAGACCATCGTCACAAACGTATGGGAGTGAGTGATGAATGCTTGTTTGCGATGGGCGCTTGCAGGGATAACCTGGTAGCCGGTGACACGAATTTCATCATTGTCTGCATAGATTGTCACATCGCCATTGATAATTAAGGTAGTCGGTATTCTTACCAGCGCCCCAGTCAACACTACGCCGCCAGGTATCTTGATTGTCCTGGCGTACATCCTGCCATGCAGCACATGGTGGGTTTCAATATCTGCTTGCTCCATGAGACCGGTCACGCGCTCCAATGCATATACCTTGCCGATGGCCGTGTCGCTCATCGGTTGGATCTTTGCAGTGTGGACAGCCATTTCGTTCACGTTAGCCCCTTAAAAAACACATCGTTTGTTTGCCGGTAACCCAACCTGGGCGCTACCTTCGACAACGTCCCGCCGTGCGGTGCGCTCAATAGCAAACCAATCGCACCACGATCTTTGGCAAACCTTTCGGCTTCCTTGATCAACAACAAACCAGCCCCGCTATCGCGATAGCGACTGCCAACAAACAAGCTTTCTGTCGTGGCCGTCAACGCGCCATAGTGTGGCACCACCGTCAACAGGACAACCATAAACCCAACCAGGTTACCGGCTGACCCGTGTGCGGCAAACAAATGCATGATGCCAGCCTGATCCAGCTTGGCGTACATCTCTTTGTTCCAGTTCGCATGGCCCATGCCATCAATGCTGCTCTCAATCCGATATTCTTCGACCAGGTCATTAAACATTGGATCGCCAATCAGCTCCGGCATTGAAACAAGCGTCACCTTGCACATCATGACTGTATCCCTACGGTTAGTCGATACGGGTACCTAGCGGTTGATGGAAGAGTATGGGTCATAGTCCTTTTTGCTTTCCTTGCGTGTTGCCCGATCCAGGACATCCCTGGGCAGGCGCTTCCTTACTGGCATGGCAAATGTCAGCGCCAGCGCATCGGCCAGGTCAGGGCTCCCAGCCCCTTGCAGCCGCTTCTTGATCTGATCCTTTGGCTCCAGCACTCGGCGACCAACGCTATCGAACCAGTAGATCGGGGTGGCCAGCTCCTGCTTGAGCGCCACATTGTTTGGTATTGCGCCGCCCTGCTCTATCCATTCCTTCATCTCCCACCACATCTCGGTGCGCCGGTTGATGTTTAGCTCTGGCTTGAGCGCCTTGCCGCCAAACGGCACCTCGATCACATCGTAGTCAAGCTGGCGCAGGCGGTCGATCACACCGGCACCGGCACCGGCATCGCAGAACACAGCATCAGGTTCCCATTGCTCAATCACGTTGGCAATCCTGGCCGCAAGATCCATGTTGTCGATGCCTCGAAACACCAGCGGGTCAAAGGCTTGCAGGCCCTGGCGCTTGAACACCACACTGCGGTCATCACCAAACCTTGCTGGGTCAATGCCAAGGATCTTGGGCGCGTGATCAGTGTCCTGCTTGAGGTAAACCTTCCTGGCCGCTTCCTCGGCATCAGACAAGCTTATTAGCTGGTCATCACCGGCAGCAGAGAAGTCGCAAAGGTACTCCCTGGCAAAGGACGTTTCGTTCATGTCGCGGCGCAGGCGCTCGACCTCATCTGGGTCTAAGCTATTGGTGTCATAGACGGTGTACTTGGCAGCGTGCCAATCACCCAGGTCTGCGGCCTTGTAGAACAGCTCAGAGAACAAGTTGATACCAGAAGGTGTCCCAATAAAAAGACACCAGCCAAGGCGGTCTGATAAAGCTGGTTGCACGATATCGATCCACACCTCTGGCTTGATCTGTGCGACCTCATCGATAACGGCCCCGTCAAGCCGCACGCCGCGCATTGCGTCTGGAAGGTCACCGCCAAACAAGCGGATGATTGCGTTGTTGTGTTTGAAGGTAACCTGGAGGTCACCCTCGTTAATAATGATGGCCTCTTGCAAGCGCAGCGGCTCCAGCTTTTTTTTCAACCTCGACCAAGCAATGGCTTTGGCCTGCTTTAAAAACGGGGCAATGTAAACAAAGATCCCAAGCTCAAGATCGAACTTCATGGCCTTGTCAATCAGCTCCATGATAGCCAACTCTGTCTTACCGGCGCGGCGGTGTAGGGCATAGACGCTGAAGCGTTTACGGGTGCGGTGACAGGACTTTTGCCAAGCCCTTGGATCGTAGTCAAGGCGTATCGCCATCAGTCATCAACCTCTGGCACGCCACTGATTACTTGCAGGCTGACGTTGCCCTGGTGATCGATGCCCACACGGTCGCCGTATTTCTTTGGGTTCCATTTGGCCAACAGCTTCATGCGCTGCTCAACCTGGTTCTTTTTCCAAGTCACAAACGCAGCGTCCATCTTGACGCTGTTTTCGCTGACCACCATATCAGGCCTTATGTCGATGATGGCCAGGGTATCTTCTGCAATGGCATCGTGGCCCATCTCGCGTGCGTGCGCGAAGCGTGCCAGAAACTCTGTATCTTTTTCAAGCCAGTGATAGACGGTACGCCAGGCAGGGCTGTCAGGCAGGCGGCAGAAGTCCCGCAAGGTATTGCCATCGGCAACCCACGCAAGGATGTCTTCTTTGATCTCTTCTGGCACCGCTTCGGGCGGTCTGCCTGTTTTGGCTTTAGTCTTTTTCATGCACGGTCTTCCATCTGTCTGGTGTCTGGGCTCGCCTTTCGTACTGGCAAATTTTTTGAACGGCACTCCTGGTCAGGCCAAACTTTTGCGCCAAACGGCGATAGCCTATCCCTGCCTCTTCGTGCAGATCGCGGATTTGATCCACAACCTCATCTGAGATTGAGGAGTTGTGATGGCTGCTGCCGATCCGGTAGCCGTGTTCGTTTACAGCTATGATTTTGCGCTTTTTCTCAACCATCACATCCTGTGTCTTGACCTCAGTATTTCGGTGGTCTTGGTGGTTTTTTACTTTTGCCTGGCATGGCGTTCTCCTGGTGGTTAAGTGATTTTGATGATTTTGCATCAATGATGCATTTTTATCAATGCATTTTTATGTCGCCGGTAATAGCCAATGCCCAGTCGATTTCTTCAACCGACCAGGTATCGCCGTTTCCTTCTTGGATCGAGCCAATTATTTTCTTAGCCATCTGGTGGTGAGGGCATACAAAACCACGCTTGCAGTTACCCAAACACGGGTTGCAATTCGTAGGATCAGCGGTGTTTTTTTGCATTGTGTATCTCCAGCATCACGAACTTCAGCTCTTTGATGGATTTCTCTCCCCGCTTCGATGATCGCGCATCTAATGCAGATCTCCGCTCGTATAAGGGTAAGCTCAAGAGATATCTTCCTTCGCACTCTACGCGCCACACTTCGCAGTAAGAACAAACATCCAGGCCGGTGATCGATGTAATGTTCTTTGTTCGTGAGCAGTCTCTTTTTTCGCATTTCAATTGTCCTCTCCATTTTCTAATGGCTCCATGCTGGCCACCATATCAGTGACAATTTGATGTGCATCGCTGCCTTTGATGCTTTCAAAAACTTTGTTCATACGCTGGCTTTCGCTGTCCTTGTTTTTGGCAGCAAGGGCAAATTGCCAAATGCCCATGCCATCAGGCTGAAAAAAGAAACGCACTTCCGGTGCGCCGCTTTCGTCTTGACCACGAATTACAACGATTTGAGTGTATTTTTTGCTTTTAAATACTTTGCAGAACATGATTAATCCTTGCTGATT